CGCGCATGGGCACGTCGCCGTCGGGCAGCTTCAGCAGATAGCGCCAGAGGTCGCGCCACATCGCCATCCGCGCCTCCTGGCTCAACTCGGGGCGCTGCGCGCTCACGACTCGGCCTCGGCGGCTTCCGCCGCGAAGAGGGACGTGATCTCCTCGTCGTTCAGGCCCTGCTTGCGCAGTTTGTCCACGCGCCCGACCAGAAGGCTGTAGAGAGTCGCCGCCAGTCGGTCCATCTCGGCCTCTGTGAGATAGTCGGAGACTAGCGGGCGGCGGCCCTGTCTCACGGGCGCGGTCGGCGGCATCGACTGCTCGGGTAGACTGCTCACTGTCGGACTCCTATCCAGTTCGGCCACGCCCTCGGCAGCGTCCAGGCTGCGCGGGGGCATCTCTGTGGCTATTCTACGTTACGCCTCGGCACGTGCTGCCTCGGCCGCGACCCGCTCGAATATCGCTGCGCCCGCATCGTCGCCCCTGGCTCGGGCGCGCTCGGCCTGGTCGAGCGCGTTGGCGACCAGGACGGCACGGCGCTCGTCGATGGGGACGACCGGCAGCGGATCGGGCTTGCCTGGTAGCGCTCCAGCTCGACGTTTCTCCCTGTGCCTGCGGTTGGCCGCCCCTTGCTGGTGAGCTGGTGTGCAGTACACCTGCTCCTTGACGCCGCGATATGCCTGCCCGCAGAACGGGCAGGTTTTAGTGGTCCGTTTCGCCTTCGCCCAGCGCTTGTAAGCTAGGGCCGCCGCTTCAGTGTCCATGCCCAAATGATACGCGGCTTGGTATGGGCTGCGCAAGCATGGCGGGTATGGTCTGCTATCTGGTACAATCACCACATGAAGCGACGCGGCCGGGGCTGTTACCCCCGACCGCGCCAGCACCACACCGAGGAGTGATCTCGACATGGCACACCGCATCGTAGCACCCGACCCGATTGCGTACCGCGACATCCACCTGGCATCGTGCCGCTACCGTAAGCAGGGCCTCTGCTGCGGCACCTGTTCGGAGCTGATCGAGCGCGCTGAGCGCGTCGTCGCCGCACAGCCCGTGAAGGTGGCCGCGTGATGGCAGTCAACGGCAGCGCCGACCAGCTGGTGACGGGCATCGTCCGCTCGGTCAACGAGAAGGGGCTGAAGCTCGAAGGCCACGAGTCCTGGTTCAACGTCTCGCGGTTCGCCGTCGGCGTCATGCTCCCGGAGCGCGGCGCCTCGGTCACCTGCACGCTCGACAAGGCCGGCTTTCTTCGTGCCGTGGCCCCGTCTGATGGCGTAGCGCCCTCGCCCGTGCGCGGCGGCTCTGATGCGCCGGCAGCTCCCAGTCAGAAGGATCGGACCATCACCCGCCTCGCTATCCTCAAGGCCGCGGCCGAGTTCGCGGCCGCTCGGCCATCGCTCAAGAGCGGCGACGTCTTGAAGATCGCAGAGTCGTTCGAGCGCTGGGTGCTGCGAGACGATGAGACCGAGACCGACAACGTGGACGCCTTCTGAGGCGTCCACAGCTCAAGCTGGGAGAAACGGTGAGCTACACGTACCGCTGCGACTGCGGCGCCGAGGCAGTGACCACGGGGGATCTGCCGCCGGGCTGGGCGATGGTCCACCTGGACGAAGCCGGCGTCGAGTACGCCTTCCGCTGCGAGCGCTGCGCCACGCGGCGTTGAGCCGAACAGTATCGTGATTACTTTACCCACCCTTCGAGTGGAGGACTTATGGCAACTGGAATAGATGCCCCGATGTGCCACGACTGCGGGCACTTCTTTCGAACGAACCCCGAGGTCGGGAAGGCGTACGCCTTCCTCTATGGGCGACGGATGGCCGACTGGGGTGAGATGGACCAGTCGGCGTTTGTCGAGCACTTCGAGGAGGTCGTGCTCGACATGGGGAACGACACCCCCGACCGTGCCGATGGGGCGGTCACCTACTCGCTGACGATGGCCTACGGCTGGCCCGAGCCCGCCGATATGGTCGCAGCCGTGCTGCACCGCCAGAGTCACGACCAGGAGCGTGAGTAAAGAAAGACGCAATAGGTTCGTCAGGAGGAGATGCGATGATCGACCCACCGTGGATGCCACGCACGGAAGAGGAGTACCAGCAGCAACTGGCCGAGGATGCCGGCCCGCAGCCTGACGAGATGGTCAGGCTTCAGCAGGCGCTTGACGGCGCCGAGCAGGAGATCGAGCGGCTGATGGCCGAGTGTGACCAGTGGCACACCCTGGCCGACGCGCTGGCTGATCTGCTGGAGGCCCCCGCTCAGGATCGTGGCGCCAGCCAAACGATCAGGAGAGAGGCCGCCGTAATCCCCCATGCCGACTCGGAGGAGTGATTTCTGTGGACAACCTTGGGCGCGATGTCGAGCGCATGATGTACGCGTTGGTGGTCGGGGGCGTCATCGCCGGGGCAGCCGGCGCGGCGGGGATCATCTGGCTGGTGCGGAGGTTCAGCGGTGGCGGAGCACACCGAGGACTGCTGCTTCAACTACCCGCGAGACCACTGCAAGGGGCGCGGGTGCCCGTGCGGTTGCCACGCCGATATCCCGGCTCACTTGCCCTGCCCTCATGAGATCGAGGTCGAACGGTTGCGGCTGGCGCTGGAGAAGGCCGCCGGCCGGCTCGGCCACCTCTCGACCGTCCTGAGCCTCAGCAACAAGCCCAGCAATGCGAAGGGGGCGCTGGAGTGGAGCGAGGAGGCACGGGCCGTACTCGAAGAGCGACCGTCATAAAGCCCCATACCTGAAGCATGGAGAGAGCAATGGAAACCGCCGTCATCCTCTGCTACTCACGGTGCCTGTACTGCGGGCGCCGCACCCCGCATGAGGTTTGCCACGGCCACTCCGAGGCGTTGAACCCCGGATGGTGGGACAAGCTCGAAGCGGAGATGACCGCCGACGACATCATGGAGGGGCTCCGTCGTATCGGGTCCGGCCTGGAGCCCGAGACGTGCGAGAACGGGGGCTGCCCCGTCTGGGAGCCGGGTGAATGGGACCGCCGGCAGGCCGAGGCGGCGATGACTCCCGAGCAGCGCAGAGAGCGGCTGGAGCGCATTCAGCGAGGGAGTACCGAACGCCGAGCGGCCCGGACTGAGTGACCGACCTATCTGGGATTTCCTGACCCACTCAGGAGGGCCGTGGATGCAGCGCCCGCAGTGCGCTAGCGACGTTCGCCACGCCGCGAGCCAGGCCGTCGAGGTCGTTGGCGTAGTCGACGGACGCTACCCCCAGCCGGGTCTCCAGCTCAGCGATGTACCGCTGCTGCGCGGCGATCTGGGCGACCAGCTCCTCGGGCGGCGGGTAGACTGGCACGGGCGGCGGCACGGGCGTCGGGTCCGCGATCGGCTCCGTGAGGTCGTCGTGCGTGAGGTGCACGCAACTGAACGGGCCCAGCCTCGCGAACTGCTCGCGGGTCATGGTCTGATTTATTCCGAAGTAATTCGCGGCCGGGTTCGCCAGGAGCAGCACATCGCGGCTGACGTCGTACGCCCGCAGCCCGGACCAGTGCCCACCCGCGCCCCAGCGGCGGCCGCCGATCAGCATCGGGTAGCGCCCGCAGTCCTCGGCCAACTCGTCGAACGAGACCGGGTCCTGGTTTGACGCCTCGAAACCGTCCTCGCCGTAGTGCCTGGTGATGAACGCGGCCAGTCCCGCGCCGCTCGCGTCCATGAGCCCGAGCTGATAACTTAAAACGCCCTCGGCGATCATGGTCTGGGTCAGCCACTGATCCTTCGGCCGGCGCCCAACGCTCCAGAGCGCCCACTCGGTCGAGTCCTGTGAACAGTCAAAATCGCTGTCCTGCGGGTGCGGCGGCTCGCTCGGCGAGTAGACGACCTTCGGCAGCGCGGGCGACTGGCCCGTCTCGTAGTCCCAGACCTCGGCATTGGCGTCCCAGGCGACCTGGCGGTCGATGCCCATAAACTCGGTGATGCCGACCGAGGCCGCGCCGTACCACGCCCCCCAGCCGCCCGTGCGGGCTCTGTTCAGGCCGTACCTGGCCGCGTCGCGCCAGGCCGCTGGATCGCCAGCCGCCCAGCCCGTCAGGGCCGTAAAGCCGTTGCCCATGCCAGCCGTGTGGCCAAAGCCCGCCCAGGGCGTGCCGATGCCGCCGTAGTGGAGCTGGAGCGCCCACCAGGACTTGCCGCTGTACCACGGCGGCCCGCTGAAATCCCCCAACCGCGCAGGCTCCGTCACCCCGCCCTCGGTCAGGCAGACTCGGATGGCGATGTCGGGATTGATGCCCCGAGTTGCCGCCGCCTCGCGGATGAACTGCTCGATCTCGGTCATACGGCCGCCTCGTCCACGGCCGGCAGCGCCGGCAGCGGCGCCCGTCCGCGCGGGTAGCGGACGTCGGCCAGCGTCAGGAACTGCTCCAGACGGTCAAAGCGGCCCTCCAGCGATCGGAGATGGACGAGCGCGTCCTCCAGCGCCACCGCGATCCGCCCGAGCAGGGCGCACTGGTGCATCGCCTCCAGCGCGACCAGCTCGTCCGCCGTCAGCTTGCGCCCGGCCTCGCCGAGGTCGGCGTCCCACATCGTCGCCGTCTGCTCCGTCATCAGGTTTTCCGAATGTAGTGCGCCGCGATGTACGGCGGCAGGTGGTTCAGGCTCGCACTGGTCACCGTGTGGGCACCGGGGTTCGTGAAGCCGTGCCCGTGGCCGCTCTGCGGCGCCTGCGGGTCGGTCCCGGTGCCGCTCACCTGGACGCGGATCGGCGTGCTCGCGTCGGCGGCGACGCTGCCGCCGGTGTGCGACGTGCCGAACCCGTGGTCGTGCGTCGCCGCTCCGCCGGTGTCGTTGCGATGGAAGCCGGTTACACCGTTATTGGCCCCCACGACAAACTTCTGGGTGAAGGTGGTCTCGAAGACCCAGCCGGTCGGCGGTGTATCGGACGCGACCCAGAGCGCGATCAGTCCGCTCGGCACAAACGCCCCGGCCCCGCCCGTGACCCAGGCGTCGAGCTTGCCGCCCGCGTCCGCGATCGGGATGGCGTTCGCGGTCGGCGTCGCGGTCGGCACCCGCCCGCCGACCGAGACAGCGTCGGTCGACCCTGACGTTACCCAGGCGTCGAGCTTGCCGCTGGCGTTCGCGAGCGGCAGTGCGTTCGCGGTCGGCGTCGCGGTCGGCGTCTTCCCGGCGACCGTGTCGGCGTCGAGCCCGGAGCCGGGGCCGTCGTTGCCGGCGGTCCAGACCTTGCCGGTGTGCGTGACGATGTTCGTGCCGTCCCAGCCGATGTAGAAGGCCGGGTTGTTGCCGAGCACCACGAAGCCCGTGGTCCCGGCGCCGCGATAGGCCATGATGTCGCCGATCGACGTCAGCCCGACCGCGGCCGTCAGGGGCCCGGGCACCTGCACCGGGTGGGGCGAGAACACGAACTTGCCGCCGTCCCAGCCGAGATAGTGCGCCGTGCCCGCGCCCAGCGTCAGGTAGCCGTCCGCTCCGCCGCCGCGGTTGATGTTCAGGTCGCCGGTCATCACGTCGCCACTCCGGCTGACCTTCGGGGTCTGGAGCTTCGCGTCGGTGATCGCGCCGTCGGCGATCGCGTCGGACGGGACCTTGCGCCAGGTCGTCGCGGACGTCGTGTCGGCGACGACGACGTAGTTCGACCCCGGCGGGTCGGCATTCCCGGTCATCAGGCGCAGCCAGCGAATCTGCGTCAGGAGGTTCGCGACGGCATACGCGACCGTGATAACGGTACTGGTGACCGGATCACTCGGCGGTGTCCAGGGCATCGGCTACGCTCCCATTACGATGGTGCCACGCCCTCGGGCGCAAACGCGCCGATCTCGCCGGTGACCTGCCAGTCGACGGTCCTCCCGAGCGCCCCGGTGACCGAGATCACGAGGTCCGTCCCGTCGACCAACGCCTGTATCCGCCAGGCAGCGGCCGCCGTGTCCTGCGCGTTGGACATCACGGTCGTCGCCCCAACCTGCGTCGGTCCGGCGGTCGCGCGCTTGAAGACCATGCGGACCTCAGAGTCTCTGGTCGTCCCGTTGCCGGCGTCGATCCCGCAGACGCGGACGGTCGTGCGGTAGACGTGCTTCTGCTCGGTCGGCAGGCGCAGCACCTCGTGCGGCTGGTCGTCGGTCGTCCGGAGCCTGGCGTCGAGCGGGCGGACGCCGCCGTAGCGGATCGCCGCTATCGCCGCCTGCTCGCGGTCGGCGTCGAGCTGGGCCTGCTCCTCCGGTGTCAGCGGGCGGCTCGTCGGCTCCCCGCCCTCGGGATCGACGATCAGGATGGTATCAGCCACGCGTCCACCCCCTAGTTCCAGCCGTACAGGCTGACGATGCTGCCGGCGGCCCACTGCCCGGTCGCGAGCCCGAGCTGGATGTTCGTGATCCCGGCCGTCCCGCCGAAATACGCGCCGCCGACGAACTGGACGTACGCCTGCCCGGCCGTGTTGTTGCTCGCGAGGAAATTGGTCGCGATGACCGACTTGAAGCTGCCGGTGCCGCTGTAGCCGGGGGCCGCGATCGCGAGCCCCCCGAAGCCGCCAGCGACGGCCGATGCGGCGGGGATGGTGCCGACCGAAATCGAGGTGGCGCTGGGGCCGAGCGGGTACGCCGTCGTGGTCGACCCGTTGAACTGCCCGCCCTGGCCGAAGTAGACCCCGGTGGCGTCGCCGTTCATCCGCATCGTCACGCTGTCGACCGCCGCCGCCGCGGTCGACCGCCCGAAGACCCGCAGCTCCAGGTGCTTGTACGACTGGTCGATGGTCGGCAGCGTGATGAGGGTCGACGGGGCCCCCAGCACGCCGCTCGTCTGGATGAGCTGCGGGAACGACCCCGGCGCGATCGTCGCCGCTGTGATGGTCCCCCAGCCCGAGGCGCCGCTCGCGGTTTGCCGCAGCACGGCGGCCGAGCCCGGCGGCCCGCCGACGCCGATGCCGAGCTTCTGCTCGATCGCCATGATGCAGTTCTGAAGTCTCGCTATGACGATATCGAGCTCGTACCCGGCGTCGTCGGTCTCGGTCGTCGGGCCAGGGTTCGCCAGGGCGTCCAAGGCGGCCGGAAAGCTCGGTGATGTCATCGGATCAGCTCCCCCAGATTGCCGAGTCCCACAGGCTCGTCGAGCCGTCCCAGACGAAGCCGCTGATGGTGTCGACCTTCTCGCACTTCCAGATCGCCTCGACGTGGCGGCCGCCGGCGCCCGAGACGATGATCTCGCGGCTTTCGATCCAGACGTCGGCCGCGATCCCGGTCGCCTCGGATCGGAGCGAGATGCGGTCGCTGACGCCGCGCTGGACGATCTCCCCGAAGTGCGCGCCGTCGACCGCGACGACCGAGATCGTCACCTGCGGGCGCGGCACGTTGTACCGCACGACCCAGGCGTTGCAGACGCCCTCGGCCATCGCTGGGTCGACCTCCGGCCAGCCGGCGACGTCGAGCGTCTGGACGCCGCCGTACGCCGCCGCAGGGCCGGTCGTCGGCAGCGACGACTGGACGACCGTCTCGGAGACGACCGCGAGCGGTTGCGCGCGGAGCTGGAGCCCGCCGGTCGGCGAGCCTGCCGGGCCGACGATGGTGCAGCCGCCGCCGCCGGCGGTCACGGTGATGACCGCCAGAATGCCGCTCGTGTACGTGAGCGCCACCGTCGCCGAGCCCGCAGCTATGACGTAGTCGGTCGTGACGACCGGCGCAACGGCGTTCTGGAACGGGTCGGCCGGCCGAGCAAAGAACGTCCGCGACTGGCCGGCCGAGAGCGTGATGTCGGCGCCGTAGCGCCAGACCGCGCCGAGCGCGCCGAGCGCCCGCCGCTTCGTCGCGTACGTCGCGCGGGCATAGAGCGTCTTCCAGCCGGGCTCATACGTGAGCGCCGTGAAGTAGAGCGCGGCGACGTTGCCGCGGTAGAGCCGATTGGCGCGGTACGGCCGATCACCGCGGTACGCCACGCCGCCGCCGACGCGCTGGTCGAAGAACGCGGCCTGCGGCGTCGTGCTGCGCGGCGTCACGGCGCGGTAGTTCCTCCCCTCCCAGTGCAAGACACCGTCGGCGTCCTCGTACATACAGCCAGGGCCTTCCGACGTCGTGATCTCCACGAGCGCGTCCCAGGCACTCCTGCCGTCGGCCCACCAGTAGGCGAGCGTCGTGTCGCCGAGCGAGATAGCGCGCCTGGCGGCGGGCCAGCCAGCCGCGTCGAGGATCATCGTGACGGCCTGGTCGGTCCGGATCGCCGTCTGGAGCGGCACCGTCACGGCGGTGCCGACCAGGGTCGACGTCGCCCCCAGCGTGGATACCCGGACCCGCTGCGATCCGAGCTCGGCCGACTGGTTGGCCGCGTCGATCCGGGTCCGGGCTAACGTCCACGCCGCCACGCCGCGATACGCGACGGCCGAGCGGTACAGCGCGGCCGAGCGGTACAGGCGCGGCGTCCCATAGCTTGCGGACATGACGACCGGCGTCCCCGGACGGACGAGCTGGTAGACCGGGCTCGCCCCGCGCTCGTTGCTGTAGCGGCCATGGTCGTTCCGCAGCTCGAACGACGCCGACGGCACCTTCGGCGGCGACAGCGCCCGAGCGCCGTCGCGGCCGGTGTCGATGACCAGCCCCGGGTCGCCCGGCACGTCGGCGGTGACGTCGGAGACCGGCGACGCGAAGGCGCCGTCGCCGACCCAGTCGACCATGACCGTCGCGCAGAGCGGCAGGACGCCCGTCGAGACGCTCATGCGAGCGACCCCATCGAGCTTGCGCCGGCGCCCGGCACGCGGCCACGCCTGATCGCCAGGTCGCGGCCGGTGATCCACAGCTCCTCGATCACGCGGTCGCCGATCACGATCGGCATCGAGACCGACTGCATGGCCCCCGCAGATCCCCCGCGCAGCGCCGCGTTCGGGACGACATATTCGGGGCCTCGCTCGCCGAGCCAGGCCAGCTCAGGGCCGTGCAGCCCGGCCCAGCCGCCCTCTTGATAGCCCAGGATCGCGCGGACGTACTCGCGCGGCTGCTTGTCCTTCCAGGTGTTCTCAAGCTGCCAGATCTCGGCCGGGATGTCGTGCAGGAACGGCCGCAGATAGTCGGCGTTGCCGGTGCCCGCGTTGTAGCCGACCAGTCCGGCGAGGACGTCGCCCTGGTATCGTCCGACCAGGTCGTGCATATGGAGCGCGGCTCCCCGAAGCTGGAGCCGTGGGTCCGCCCAGAACGCGGCCGTTGACACCCCGAGCTGCGCGGCCATCGCAGCGCCGGTCCCGGGCATGAACTGGCCGATGCCGCGCGCTCCCGCCGGAGACTGGGCGTTCGGGTTGAACCCGGACTCTTGCCTGATCTGGTTCACGAACCAGTCGCCGAGCCCGTACTCGCCGCCCAACTGGCGCGTCAGCGCGATCCAGCCGGCGGTCGTCGTCGGCATGTCGCCGCCGGGCGACGGGCTCGGGCTCGGACTCGGGGACGGGCTCGGGGATGGCGTCGGGCTCGGGGATGGCGCGGGAGACGGCGTCGGGCTCGGATCCGGGGGCGCCACGAAGTTGGGGGGCGCCGGGACCGCGCCGCTCCCGCCACCCCCGCCGCCGCCCGAATTGCCAGACGGCGGCTTCGGCGGCTCCTCGACGTCCGGCAGGTTGCGCTGGCCGGGGAGCGCGTCCGACCACTTCTTGATCGTTCGCGTTATCCAGGCGACCGCTTCGGCGATGTAGTCGGCCCAGCCGCTTGCTGCGGCGGCGCCGTTCGTGATGTCGTTGAACCAGTCGCCGAGGTTGATGTTCTCGATCAGGTACTTCCCGAACGCGCTCAGGTTCGCGAGGATCGCGACCCAGTTCTCGCCAGCGTCGGTCCGCGAGAGCGCGTCGGCGAAGGCATTCCAGTCCTTCGCCCCCTGCGCGACCTGCGGGTTGAGCTCCTTGAAGCCGATCTCCAGCTTCGGGAAGCCCTGCGCTATCCACCAGTCGGCGGCGCTTTTCGCCTCCTCGCCCAGCCAGTGATACCAGTCCTGAAGCGCAGGGATCAGGTTGGTGACGAGCCAGTTCCAGACGAAGCCGCCGGCCGTCTGGAACGCCGGCCAGCCTTCGGTCGTGAACCATTGGAAGACCGGCGAGAGCCGATCCTGGAGCCACTCGTACCACTCCTTGAGCGCCGCCGCGAGCGGCCCCGTGACCCAGGTCACGACGACGGCGCCGGCCGCCTGGAGTTTCGGCCAGCCGTCGGTCACGAACCACTGGAAGATCGGCGACAGCCGCGCCTGGAGCCAGTCGTACCACTCGGATAACGCCGGGAACAGCGTCCCGGTCAGCCACGTCCAGACGGTCGCACCGGCCGCTTGCAGCAGCGGCCAGCCCTGCTCGGTGAACCACGTATAGATCGGCTGGAGCTTCTGGTCGAGCCAGGTGTACCAATCGGTCAGGGTCGGGATCAGGGTGCCCTTGATCCAGTTCTGGACGGCGTTCGCGGCCTCGCCGAGCTTCGGCCAGCCGGTCTCAGAGAGCCACGTCAGCGCAGCGCCGAGCTTCTCCGTGAGCCACGACCAGGCCGCCGTCAGCGTCGGGACCAGCGTCGTCGTGATCCAGGCCCCGACGACCACCATCGCGGCTTGCAGGAGCGGCCAGCCGGTCGTCGTCAGCCAGGTCAGCGCGGCGCCGACGTGGTCGACCAGCCACGAGACGACCGTCGCGACGGTCGGGAGCCAGACGGTCGCCCACCAGTCGGCCACGGCCTGCATGGCGGCCTGGAGCAGCGGCCAGGCGGTCGTCGTCAGCGTGGCGACCGCGGTGCCGATCGTCCCGAGCGCGCCGCGTAGCGCCGGCAGGCCAGTCGTCGTGAACCACTCGACGAGCGGCTGTAACTGCGCCTTGAGGACCGCGATTGTCGCCTGGATGGCGCCCGGGAGCTGATTGGCCCAGAGCGCGATCGTCGGCCCCCAGGCGTTGACAATCTCCGTCCCGTAGTCGACGAGGTCCTTCAGGAGCGGCGTCAGGGCCAGCCCGACCGTGATCGCGACCGTCGAGAGCGAGCCTTCGAGCTTTTCGAGCGAGCCCGAGAGGTTGTCGAGCCTGGTCGACGCGACGTCGGCCGCCGAGACCTTGCCCATCGCGTCGGCCATGTCGTTGAAGCCTTCGGCGCCGGTCTTCGCCAGGATCGCCGCCGCTCTGATGGCATCGGATCCAAACAACGTCTGGAGCGTCGCCAATCGCTGCTGCTCGGTCTGCCCGGCGAGCGACTTCTGGAGGATGCCGGCGACCTCCGACATGGACTTGACCTTGCCGGTCGCGTCGAAGAACGCATTCGCGCCCGACTTGGTGATCAGGCCCAGCTCTTTGAACTTCTCGGTCGCCGCCTTCGTCGACGGCTGCAACGCCGTCATCATCGTCTTGAGCGACGTCCCAGCGTCCGACCCGACGAGCCCGTTCTGGCCCATGACGGCGATCGCCTGCGCCAGGTCGTCGAACGAGAACCCGACCGTCGCCGCGACCGTGCCAGCCGCCGACAGGGAAAACTTGAACTGGTTGACGTCGATGGCCGAGGCGTTGGCCGCGCCCGCGATCGTGTCGGCCACCTTGCCCATGTCGGCGCCCTTGATGGCGAAGATATTCATGGCCTGAGCTGCTAACGTCGCGGCGTCAGCCACGGCGATCCCGCCGGCCGCCGCCAGGTCGAGCGACGCCTTGCCGGCGCCGCCCATGATGTCGGACATCGAGACGCCGGCCTTGACCAGCTCGCCGATCCCGTCGGCGGCCTCCTTTGCGGAGAACGACGTGTCCGCTCCCAGCTGGAGCGCCAGCTTCGACATGTCCTCCATCTGCGCTGCCGTCGCGCCCGAGACGGCCTTGATGCCCGACATGGACTTCTCGAAGTCGGACGCCGCAGCCACGGAGGCGCCGAGCCCAGCGGCCAGGCCGGCAATGCCAGCGATGGCGGCGCCGCCGAACGCGGTCGCGATCGTCGAGCCGACCGAGCCGACCTTCGTCCCGAGCGATGCGAGCTCGCGCTCGGCGGCGCTTACGTCTGCCCCGACGACGACCTGAAGCTCGGCGACGGCCGACGCGGACGGCATGGCCTAGCGCCGCCCGCCGGCGCCGCGCATGCGGGCCTGCCGCTGCTCGCGGACCTGCCGCTCGTGCTCGGCGCCGTGCTCGGCGTCCATGACCGTCACGGCGGCCGCGATCCACTCCTGCGGCCAGGCTGCGACGTCCATCGGCGACTGGCCGTACTCCTTCGCCACTTGCATCACCCCGTAGTAATCGGGAGCGGCTCCGAGACGGCCGCCGGTGACGAGCCATTGCTGGAGCCGTTTACGCTCAAAGGGTCGGGTCTGGCCTGCCTCCCGATCTCCTGCATGACGAGGTTCAGCGTCCCGAAGTCGACGTCGGCCAGGTGGTCGGCGTCGGTCGGGATCGTCTCGCCGGCGTCGTCGGTCAGGTTCCAGGAGACGATCGTCTGGGCGTACAGCTCGCAGAGCGTGAGCAGCGCGTCAGCGGACGGCACGGCGTCCTCGCCCGATGCCGCAATCACCCGCTGGATCTCGGCGAGCTTGCCCTGTAACCGTGGCGTCACGGCGCCACGGCGGTACTCGACGACCAGCGGCTCGTCGCCAGGGCACTCGATCTCGACGGTGCCAGTGTCGCCGAGCATGTTGCGGAGCTTCGGCATGGGCCCTCCAGCGTGTGACGATTCGCTTCGGCTAGATGGCGACGACGTTCGTGGTCAGCGCGACCTTGATCGCTCCGCCGAACGACGCATCGTCGACCAGGCCGAAGCCCCATTCGAGCGTGGACAACCCGTCCGAGTCGCCACGGGTCGGCGCCGAGACGACCTTCAGCGCCATGTCGATACGGAGCCGATGGCGGATCGCCGCCTCGATGATCGGCCCGGTGCATTCGATCCGGACGTAGACGGTCGACCCCGCGCGCATGTTCGCGATGAGCGCACGTCCCGCCGTGTCGTTGCCGAGCTGGAGCGTGGCGCCGGCGTCCGACTTGAGCGGGACGTGCCCGCCGAACGACGACGTGGTGCAGTCGAGCGGCCAGAACGGCCCGAACAGGCCGCTGATGTCGAACGACGCCGCGAAGTCTCTCAAAAGCTGGGTCGTGCCGATCGCGGCGGCCGTCGGGTCCAGGTAGACGCAGACGTCGCCCGGCAGGATCGGGACGACAGCGAGCGACGTCAGGCCGGTAGCGCCCACCGTCCCGGTGTAGTCGAGCGCACGCGCGAACAGGTCGCCGCTGATCTCCGGGGGAGCGGTCCTGCTGAACGACATGCCGACCCCGGACATCAGCCCGTACGTCGCGGACTCGGCCGTGTTGCCGACCATGCCGCGCCTGATCGTCCAGGTGCGCGGCGTCCACGGCACAGACGACGACGGCGCCCATGAATGGAGCCGGGCGAGCGTCGCGCCCGACGGCGTGGTCACCGTGGCCGCTCCAAAAACGTTCGAGAACACATACGCCATCTCGGGGTATGTGGGAAAACCTGCGATCGAGCCGACGCCGTACTCCTGGCGCGGCGCGGCGATCGTATCCCAGAGCGAGCCCATCGGGGCGATGCGGTCGAACTCGATGCTTGTCCCCAGGTCGACCTGCAACCCGGCGAGCTTGATCGTCGACGGCACGGCCGTTCCGACCACCGTCTCGACTCCCAGCTCGACGATCTCCTGTACCAGCGGGCGATCCGGCATGACGGTTCCTCTCAGTTGCTCGCGTACGCCTCGGTGCGGTAGGTCTGCACGATGTGGCAGAACGTGGCGCCGGCCTCGTCCTCCTGGTAGAGCTGAGCCTGATCGCGGCGGAGCTCGACGACCTCGACGCCACCCGAGGTGCCGCGACGGTTCTGGAGCACGGCGTCGACGCGGTCGGCAGCGCCGTTGATCGGCCCGTAGCTTGATCCGCTCGTGACGACGCGGACGTCGACCAGCACCATGTTCACGACGCGGACAGCCCCGAGCGTCCCGAAGTCGGTCGCCGAGACGACGCCGACGGTCGCGGCCGGTAGAGCAGCCGCGGCCGGCACGCGGTCGCGGTAGATCCGCCCGCCGAGCATGGTGGTCAACTGCGCGTCGGCCTTGAGCGTGTCGAACACGAACGCGGCGACCTTCTGCGCCTCGACGCCGGCCATCTACTTCAGCCCGCCCAGGATGCGTTTCAGCTCGTCGGCAAACTTCGGCAGCACGTACTCCGCCGCTGGCCGCATGTACGGCCGAGCGCCCATGTGGCGCGTGCCCATCTCGACGGGCAGGCCGTAGTCGACCGACGGCCCACAGATCCCGCGCAAGCCGTCCTGCTCGAAGATCGAGTGAATGGAGCGACGGAGCGTCCCCGTGCGGACAGGAACGACCTGCTGCGCTCTGGCCTGGACGTCGAGCGTCGACTTCTTGACCTGCTCGACGACCTGCGCCTTCAACGCGGCCGGAAGCTGCGGGATCTTGTTACTGATGACCTTGATCGTCACGCTCGTCTGCCCGGCCACGTCAGAGCGCCCCCACCAAGCGGACGACGACGACGATCAGGACGATCGCCGCCAGGACATAGAGCACGAGGTTCAGCCCGGCCGCGCCCTCGGCCGGGCGCGGCCAGGCCGTCCCGCCGAAGACGAGCAGCAGGATCACGACGACCAGGACGACCGTCAGCAGGTCCACGTCAGCTCACCAGCTCGCAAATACAGTCTCTCGACGCCTCGTACGTCCTGATATCGGCCCGTTGCACCTCGAACGTCCGTCCGTCCGACGAGACGATGCGGTCTCTGACCGTGACGTCCTGCCCGTACGGCAGCGCCACGGTCCAGGCGGAGAGCGCGCGCAGCCCGGCGCCAGCTCCCAGCCCCTCGGCCGCGGACGCTCCAGACGGCCAGATCTCGCACGGCACGTCCGTCGCTACGTCGGCCCAGGTATGCGCTATTCCGTCGGACGTCGAGGTCTCGGTGTAGCGCGAGACCGAGCAGCGGCCGACCAGGAACGCGGCCCTGCGCGCTCGGATGCCTGTCAGGCTCGGCGGCATCAGGCGACGACCGGAAGTCGGTGCATGTCGACGGCCATCACAGCGGCTTTGACGCTGGCGCTCTGCTGCCCACCGGCGCCGGCGTAGCGGACCGTGATGTCGTTCTGGCCGACGGAGACCGACTCGGCGCCGGCCGACTCGGGATTGAGCGTCGTCTGCATGAGATCTGCCGCCAGGACGTCGGCCGCCTGGGCGATGTCGTCGGGCGGCCCGTCGCCGACGCTGGTATACGAGACCTGCGCGTAGTACCCGCCGTAGCCGATCGGCAGCAGCACCACGCCGCGGATCGGGTCGAACAGCAGCGCGTCGTCGGCCCCAAGCGGCGTCCAGGAGGCGTGCGTCGTGCCCGGATGGACGGCGACCGACGAGACCGCGGAGACGGGCGCTGCGTTCAGATACACGCGGTCGGTCACGATCAGATGGAGCTCGTCAGCGATCGCTCCCCCGCCCTGCCAGGATCGCCCGGTCCGCTGGTCGATCCACGCCGTGACAGCGTCGGCGACGACGGCCGCTTGAGCTGCCTGCTCGGCGGAGAACGTTGTGCCGAGATGCGCCGCGATCCTGGCCGGGTCGGTGTACGCCGCCATCAGAGCCCCTTGTCCTCGCGGTCGGTCGGACGGATCGCCTTGTCGTCATAGGTGCGGACGCGCTTCGTCGCCCGCTCGTAGGCTGAGGCTGCCGCGTCGGCCGTCCCGGGCACGACGACCTGCCCAGGACGGAGCTTGACGACGGGGCTCCCGTCCTCGTTGAAGACGGTCGCCCCCTGCTCGCCGACGCGGTAGATGGTCATGGTTCGACTGCGCTCACCACCTACGCGCCCGTCACGCGACAGACGGCGGTCGGTCGGAACAGCGCGAACGCGGCGCGAAGCTCCGCCAGCAGCGTCTGCATGTTACGGATAAACTGGTCGTTGATCGTCCCCGTACGGATGGCGCTCTGCTCGCGATCGTAGAGCGTCATCTGCGTGAAGTCGGCGACGACCACCGTGTCGACCGGGGTGCCGATCGAGAGCACGACCGGGCGGCCCCAGAGGGTCGTCGGACCGGCCACGCTCGGCGGACCCATCAGGTAGGCGCCGCCGGAGGCTCCGGTCTCTCGGGAGAGGCGGACGGCCTCGAAGTCGACGGGGTTCCACACGCTCGCGGTCGGGTTCGAGAGCCCGGTCACCATGACGGCGGTCATAGCATGGTAGACGGCGTCGGCCGCGGACCCGGATCCAGCCCCCAGCCCGGTCGTCAGGATGTTCGGGTTCGACAGGATGCCGAGCAGGTTGGGCGCGGTGCCGTTGCCGCTGATCAGCTGGGTCTCCAGCGCCAGCGCCAGGTGCGTCATCAGCTGGTTCTCGATCAGCGACTGTACGGCTGGCGAGTCGGCAAGCATCTGGTTCGTGACTGGCACCCACTCGGCGACGGTCGAGACCGGCGTCTGTCGCAGCGTCCAGCCGATCGCGCCTTCGGGCTTGAGCCCGGTCGCACCAGTCGAGACGGTCGCCTCGGCGACGGGCGCAGCCGCGTTCGTCGACGTGGTCATCTCGTAGTACTCGATCATGTTCGACGTCGTCGACGACGTCGGGATCAAGTCGAGCAGCGTGGTCTGGCGCCAGAGGAAGTCGAGCCCCGAGACCCGGTCCGGACGGATCGTCGCCCCGCCGACGCCGGTCCCGGAGTGGACCAGCGCCTTGCTGAGCAGCTCGTGCAGCAGCGAGCCGTCGAGCTTGACGCCGAGCTCGACCCGGCTCGACGGGTTGTTGAGCACGCCGCTCTCGATGATCCGCTTGTACTCGCCGCTCTCGACGAACTGACGACCGAACATCTTGGTCCCGCCGTCGCCGTGAGCGTTGTGCTCGTCGCCCTGGTCCGGCTGGGTGTGGCCGTTGACCGGCTGGCGGAGCCGCTTCTGGTTGTCGAGGATGCGCTGCTTCCGAGCGGCGGCGTCTTCGAGCCCTGAGAGCTTGTCTTCGAGACCGTCGATCTCGCCGAGCAGTCGCTTCGCCTCGGCGTAGTCCTCGGCGTTGTCGGCCTGGGTCAGCCCTGACGGGTACTTATTCTCGATCGCGGCCGCCGCGTCATAGAGCCGACGGATCTCGGCGTGCGCCTCGGGAATCGTCATGCTCACGGCTGGGACTCCTCTGCCGGCGGCGCGTTGGGGTCGGTCGGCGGCGGCGTTGGCGTGCTCGGGTCGACCGGCGCGTTCGGGTCGACCGGGGCGGACGGGTCACGCGGCAGCTTCGGGTCGCGGGGCTCGCGCTCGGGCTTGATCGGCGGCGTGCTCGGGCTGCTGCTGGTCATCTGAGTTCTCCTAGCGTGACGCCGTGGCGCGCCATGCGCCGGCGACGGATCTCCAGGCCCAGCCTCAGGCGCGGGCCCGGGTCGGGCGGCGGCGCGGAAGCCGCCTTGACGGCGGTGATGACGGCGTTCGTGTTGGCCGGGATCGCGACGGCCGAGACCTCGTACAGCTCGACGGCCTGGAGCACGCGGGCGCCGTCGCCACGGATCTCCCACTCCATCGGGATGTAGCCGATCGAGAGCGAGTCGAGGACGCCAGCCTTCGCGAGCTTGTAGGCGTCGGTGCCGACCGTGGTGTCGACGACCGACCAGCGGCCATAGAGGCCCTCGTCGGTCTCGCGGATCTCAAGCTGCTTGCCGATCGGCGTGTGGTGCTCGTACAGAAACTTCGTCGGCCGAGCTTCAATCGACGCGGCGAACGCGCCTGGCTGCACGACGTCGCCGTAGGCGTCGGGCTCGCCCCACCACGTCGAGGCTAAGCCTGCGATCTCCCAGCCGGTGTCGTCGGCGTTGCGCTCGGCCGCCTTGACCGCGAACGGGATGCTTTTGTACTCCAGGGCCATAAGAAAGAGCCTCGATCCTTGCGCCTCTACGGGCGTCGGAATCGGGGCTCTGATGGCCCTCTTGGCGTGATCGTTGCTGCTAGGTTACATCAGCCGCTCATATCCTGCAATGATGGGCAGTCAGCATCAGCTGTCATGCTCAGGCGCCGCACGGGGACGTGGCCTTGAACCAGTCAGGCGCGGCGGCAAAGCGCGGGCCGCAGAGGGTTCTTCCGTAGTGCGGATCATACGGCGCGCCGGGCACCACCATGCCGACCGCGTCTCCGTCCATCAGATAGCCGACCCCGTACTCGTATTCGGTGAGCGTGAATGGCCCGGCGACGATTCCGTCGGGGTAGTTCGTCGTCAGGGCGGTGCCGTAGAGCGTGCGGCCCTCGACGCGGTCAATCGTCACCGCTGCGCTCCCCGGCTCGACGCCAGCCCCACCTCTGCGCCAGCCCATCGCGGCTGTCCCGTCCTGCGCAATACGGAGGTAGTTGTTGTGGTTCGCCCAGGTGCCGGCGAAGTCCTGGAGCGTGAGGGGCGCGGGCTCGGCGGCCTGCGCGGCCGATGCCGGCGGGGCGATGCTCAGCGCCAGGAGCGCGAGCGAGACCAGGCTGATACGATAGCGGGTGTACATCGTGACCTCCAACGTCCGGTGTGCATGCGCCTCGGGTGGCAACAACGCCCGGGGCGCTTTGATTCTACGCTAGCGCGGCTTGATGACGTTCATGATTCCGCACTTGGGGCAGACGATCTGCGCGGCTCCGCGCCCGTCGAAGTCGCCGAGACGGCGCCGGCACGCCTTGCAGCGCACGGCCTTGAGCTCCAGCGTCGGCAGCGGCTCACGCCAGGACGAGGCGGCCATGTCGCTCCCTCGCCGACTGCGCGATCGCGCTCCACGCCTCGGGCCAGCGGTGAAGGTTGCCGCGCAGGCCGTGCTTGCGCTCGACGACCTTGAGCAGGCGCGTCGCCATGATCGCGCGCAGCGCCGGCCGAGCGACCAGCGCCGAGAGCGCCGACTCCCACTCGTCGGCCGTCTCAGCGAGATACCCGTGTTTCTCGTGCTCGATCAGGTGGCCGTAGACGGTCGGCGTCGCCACGACAGCGGCGCCGGCGACGGCGGCCTCGTACGCCTTGATCGGCGTCTTACAGCGGTTGAACCGCTCGTCAGCGACACTGGCGCAGGCGATGTCGACCTCGACGAGCCCGGCCGGGTACCGCTCCAGCGGCATCCACGGCAGGATGACCAGCCGCTCGGACGGCACGGCCTCCGTGACGACGGCTGGAACATGGCCCTGCACGACGAACGTCACCGCTGGGTAGCTCCGAGCGATCCGCGCCCAGGCCTCGGCCATCGGGGCCAGGTCGCGGTTAGGGCGACGGCCGCCGGCCCAGCCGATCGTGATGCCGTCTGTACGGCGCTGGGCGCCACGTAGGACGCGCCGGAACCACGGCAGGTCTATTGCGTTCGGCACGACGACGACGGGCCGTGGCGTAAAGCTCCGCACGACCGTCGCTAGGCGCTGCGTCGAGACGGTCACCCCGTCACACTGCTGCATGGTCCAGATCCGCTCGAACCGCTCGGCCTCCAGCTCGGCGTACGACTTGCCCTCGGTCCAGCCAAGCTCAACGGCGCGGCGCGACAGGTCCGACGTGAAGATGTCGTCGTCGGCGTCATACACGGTGAAGCGCCCGGCCTGTCGGATCATCCCGAACCACGCTTCGGCCAGTCGGCGCCGACCCGGCGGCCAGGCCATGCGCGGCAGGACGTAGCCGTCGTAGAGCGGCGCGAGCTCGCCGATGCCGGCCGCGTCCTTCGGGCACCAGTCGGCGGGGTAGCCCGCCGTGTGCAGCGCCGTGAACGGAGAGAGCACGCGCCACAATGTGGGGCCCGACATATCCCCAACTAACGCCAAAACACTCGGGCCCGACAGTCGCTCAGCCATCGTAGGCGCCCTGAAGCGCGAGCGCGAGCCACCGCTGGACCCGCCGCCCGCAGCCGTCGCAGTATTCGCCGCCCTCGGCGAGCGTATGGCTGGTGGCCCCGCAGCCGACGCAGACCCCGCCTGCGAACGTCGTCGCCGCCTCGGCCCGGTCCGTCACCCGTCGATCCGGTGCGAGACCAGCGTCTCGGGGACGTGGGTCCATGTCTTGCCCGCCTTCATCCATCGCTCGAACTGGTCCCAGTCGCTCCCCGATCCGACGTGAATACGGAAGCCGCCGCCGTCGACGTCGAGGAGCGCGGTACGGTGCAGCGCATGCGTCACCTGGCCGTTCTGCGGCGGGTCCGTCCCGATAACGAAGCGCCGCGCCTCGTCCCAGGCGAAATAGGCTTCGACGTTCGGATAGACGAAGTCGACGCCGGTCTCCTCGATGACTCGGACCATGCGCTCGATATAGTCGGGCACCAGCATGCGCTCGTCGTCGGCGAGCCAGACCTGATAGTCGCCGGCGGCGATCCAGTTGGCGACCTGGAACGGGACGGCATTGCGGCTGTTCGTCAAGAACGTCGTCCAGTTCCGCCCAAGCTCGACGACGCGCAGGTCGACGACATCGTCGAAGCGGTTCGACTCCAGATAGGCGGCCTGGTCGGCGAGCACCCGCTCCCGGGCGTCCCAGTCGCGTTCATCCCAGACCACCACGTGCTCCAGCGGTCGATAGGTCTGCGCGCGGACGTTCTCTATGCAGCCCGCCAGGAGGTGAGGCCGCCGATAGGTGCCCGTCAGGACCGAGACCAGCGGACGCTTGGTCATCGCGGTGGCTCGGCCGTCTTCAGGCAGGCGACCTGCACGGCGCGGTGATAGCAGCGCACCCCGTCGGCGTCGAACGGCGTCGCCGTCAGCGGCGCGAGCAGCAGCCAGAAGACGTAGAGCAGGACGCTGAGCGCGAAGATCAGCGCTGCGGCGCCGAGCAGCAGGGCGGCAATGGCGAGCTGCTTGTGCGAGCGCTCGTGGGACTGCTCGTAGCGCGTGATCGGCGCAGCGGCGGTGTTGGGTGCGTGCATGCGTACCTCCCTGAAAGCGTGCTGACCGAAACCAGCGGCCGCATCACACGCCACCGCCAGGCCGTCCGCACTCATGCGGCTCGTGGAGCACCAGTCTCGCGACGAGGCGCGCCTCTCGCCGCCCGGATCGACGGAGCGTCGCCAGCTCGTCGGCCGGCGGGAGCCCGGTCATGACCAGCGCTGGCTCGGCGCGGAGCTGCCGCTCGATCTCGGCCTCGATGTCGGCGCCGTTGGTGGCGATGACGACCTCGGCCCAGCATTGGATACAGCCATCCTGCGCGCAGACGCGCTCAAACACACTCATGCAGACCTCGTCAACTCGGCGGCGTCGGTGATCGGGGCGAACGCCCGGACACAGTTCGGGTGCTGGAGCATGGCGGGCTCCCCGCCGAGCGGGAACACGAGCCCGTTCATAGCGGCGCAGGCCGCGTCATAGTCGCCGTCAAGCACGCGCACGCCGACCACGACGCCCGACGCCCTGTAGCTCGCGAGCGCCGCCTGATTCTGGCTCGTACCAAGCTCCGTCCGCGCGACGACGCGGCCCCGGGCCTGGTCGAACGCCGGCAGGCCACGCAGCCGCCGTGCAAGCTGCTCGATGCCCTCGCCGTTCATCTGGCCCTCGACCAGCGCGCTCTGCACGGCACCGCGCGTGGTGTCGGTGATGCCGACGATGTTGGCGCCGGAGTCGATCAGGTAGCGCCGCGTCGCCGGGTCGTCAAGCTCGAAGGCTATCCCGAGCTCGGAGACGACCAGGCGCTGGACCTCGCCGAGCACGCGGAGCTGGAGCGGCGTCAGCGTCTCGCCGAGCAGGATCGCCTCGCCCTCGGTCACCAGTGCCTCGGCGGTGTCGGCGCCCGCTTGCAAGCGACGGATGACCCGGGCCTCCTGCGAGGCGAGGAACGCGATCAGCTCCGACTCCCAGGTCGGGAGCGATGAGACGCGGAGATCGTCATACAGCCCCGGCAGGTCCTCGGCCGCCTTGCGGGAGACCGCGCGCACGCTGCGCCTGGATGCCGCGGCCGGCAGTGCCGTTGGGGCGGGCAACGACACCGCCGGCTCGTAGCCGATCTCCGCTCGCGCCTCGTCGGCCGAGAGGATGCCGGCCTCGACCAGCGTCTTCAGTCGGATCGCCGCCGCGTTCTGGTCGTCGCCGAGCGCCCGGACCTTCGAAATGTCGAACTCGACGACCGTCCGCCCGGAGCTATCGAAGTCCGGCACCAGCTGGAGCGTGACCTCGGACGCGAGCGCCCGCCAGAGCGGGATCAGCTTCTGCTCCGTGAACATCTCTCTCGCTTCGCGGACGTTGCTGTACGTCGCCCGCTGAAGCCCGGCGCCCAGCCCCGCGACGATCGCCGGGACGCCGAGCACCGCCGAGATCCGCTCCTCGGGCACGCGGTGCAGGATCTCCATGTTCATCTGTTCGGGCGAGAATCCCAGCGCGTCGAGCTTCGCGCCCGGCGAGAGCACGGCCGCGGCTCCCGCGTTGTCGCCGCCGTACGCCGCCTGAATCCGCGCCTTGAGCTGGTCGGCCGTCGCCTGGTCGATCGGTGCCGCTTCCTTGTCGAACGAGAGCGTCAGGCCGTTGATCGCGAGGTTGGCAAGCAGTCGGTCGGCGTAGCGCGTCGCCTGGTCGTCGGAGCTGATCTCGCGGAACAGCCGCTTGAGCGGCGAGAGGCCGATGCGGTGGTCGCGGTCGTCAAGCCCGTAGCGGAAGTGGACGATATTGCCCGGGCTGATCTCCTCGTTGGACTTGCTCCCGGGTGCGTAGCGGTAGCGCGAGATGAAGTCCGACGAGCCGCCCGTCTCGACGGTCAGCCTGGACGGTGAGATCGGCCAGAGCTCGACAACGGGGCCGGTCTCCGGGTCGCCAGCCCTGAGCTTGCGCCAGTAGGCGTTGCCGTCGACGTGCAGGCAGGTCGAGACGTAGCCGAGCAGGGTATCCAGGCTCATATACGGGTTCGGCCGCTCCAGGAGCGCCCCCAGGTCGCCGGGGTCGGCCTCGACGCGCTCGCTACCGTCGGCGCGGTAGACGCGCAGCTCGGGCTCCGAGATCGCCGTGGCGATCGCTTGCAAGCAAGCAAACACGGCGCTGTTCGTGGCCTCCTGGCCCCGGCCGTCGTAACTGAACTGCCAGCCCGGCGGCGTATAGGTAAGCGTCGTGATCTGGACGGGAGCGGACGGCGCCGCCTTCGTCTCGGTAGCCGACGCCGGCAGCGCATCCCAGCCGCGACGCTTCGTCCAGGATGTCGGGCCCAGCCAGTCGAACACGCCCATCAGGCGACCTCCCGCTAGTAGACGTAGACGGCCCGCTGGTCGCGGACCATCAGGTCAGTCAGTGCCCAGACCAGGGCGTCGAGACGGTTTGGCGAGCGCCCGCTCTCGGGCGTCCAGGACGTCAGTTCTTCCTCAAGCTCGGCGAGGACCTCGCAGTGCGACACCTTGCCCTGCTCGTAGAGCTGCGCCACGGGTGCAGCTCTGACGGCTTTGCCTCTGGATGCGTGGACGGCCTTGTAGACGACCGAGACGCCGATGTCGCGAGCGGCGTTCCTGACGACGGCCTCGACCATGTCGCCGCCGTAGTTCGCCTCGCCGACGATGGCGTCTGCCTTGAAGTCGACGTACGCCTGCACGGCGCGGCGGCCCCAGCCGTCGGGCGAGAGCTTGCAGGTACGATCGGCCAGGACGTAGCCCCGTCCGTCTGGGCCCAGGCCGGCAGCCACGATGCCCTGCTCGTCGTTCTCGGCGTCCGACCCGCCAGACGGGTCGACGGCGACGACGCAGCGCGTGAGCGTCGCCGGCGCCGGACGACGGTCCTGGAGCATCTCCCACGTCCAGAGCGCGCCGAGCACCTCGTCGAGGATCAGCCCGCGTAGCTCCTGCTCGCCGAGCCTGGTCCCGCCGTATCGGGCCTGCAAGCGCGCACGCACCAATTCGGCCAGGTGAGGATTGTCGTGCGTGGTCGCGCGGGTCACGGCGCAGGACGGGTCGGAGAGCAGCGCCTTGATGAGCCGCTTCGGCTTCGGCGTGGTGGCGGCGACAACTCTCGGGTGCGGCCCCAGCCGTAAGCCGAACTGCAGGTGGTCCCAACACGGGTCGAGGAAGCGCCAGGCCGCCAGCTCCTCAGCGTAGGCCAGGCAGCGGTTGCCGCCCGCCCGTAGCCGCTCGACATCCTCGGGTGTTGACGCGCCGAACAGCTTCGCCTCAGCGCCAGACGGCCAGCGGACGAACGTCCCGCCGGCGGTCTGGACGGAGCGGACTCTAGGGTTGTGCGCTCGGATGCCGGACGGGCCGTTCACGCACGCCTCAAGGGCGTCGCCGAACGTCGGTGCGATGATCGCGATCCGATGCCCGCCCGGTAGGCCCGGCAGGCACGCCGGACCGCGCACATGCTGGTCGGTGTAGTACGCCGCTGCTGCCGTCTTGCCAGCACCACGGCCAGCGAGGAGCAGCCAGGTGTCCCAGTCGCCCGACGGCGGCTGCTGGTGCGCGAGCGGCGCCCACGGCTCGCCCTGAGCGCCCAGAGCTACCGCAGCGCGCTCGGCGACCTGCATCGCCTCCCACTCGGCGCCGGCGAGCGGCAGCGCGTCGAGCACGGCGGACGAGTAGCGCGGCATCAGCCGGCCTCGCCCGCGACGATCTCGGCGGCGCGCTTGACGAGCCAGTCCGGATCGGCGCCCGTCGCTGCCGCCACCCGCTCGGCCGTGCGACGGATCTCGATCTCCAGCCGGTCGACCTTGCCCCACTCCTGATGCCGACGGCGCTCCAGCCACCAGGCCGACGCCTGCCACGAGCCGCCGCGCGCGGCCTGGGCGATGTTCGCGACGTGCGAGACCTCGGCCTGCGCCTCGGCGCTTTTTACGGCCTCCGCGAAATCCGCGAAATTCCGCACCCAGGCGCCGAGCGCGTCGTCCGAGATCCCGCCGTACGCCGCCGCCGCGCGCCGCGAGTTGCCGGCCGCTAAGGCGTCGGTAATCCGCTTGACGCGCTCCGGCGTGTACTTCGACGGCCGACCTCGAGGTGCCATGCCCGGCTAGCCCTTCACCGCGACCCAGGCGCCGAAATTCTCCCAGCGCCAGAAGCAGTCCACGTCACGGAAGCCGGCGCCGCGGAGCAGGTCCTCGTTCCAGGCCGCCGTAATCGGGACCTGGATGCCTTCGAGCGCGAGCCGCTTCCGGTCGATCTCGTCGCTCGTGTAGCCGTTCTCCGCCTTGAACCGATGGTAGCGACGGACCTGGAGCCCGTCGAGCATCGCGCCGAGCGCATCGCCGCGCTCGGCCAGGTCGCCGAGCAGGCTTGAGAGCGCGTCGCGGTTCGTCTCGGCGAGCGCCCCGAGCGGGTCGAGCGTCGCTAAGACCAGGCGTTCCTCGTCGTCCGACCGGTCGACCCAGAGCGCCGGCACGGACGTCTCGCCGTGCTGCTCGGCCGCTGCGCTCGTTGATGATGACCTGCTGGACGACGCCGATGTCCGCGAGCACGGCGCCGAGCGCGTCCGCCTGGAGCTTCGGGGGCTGCCGCCAGTTCGCGGGGTTCGGCGTGATCTCCGAGAGCGCAGCGTCGCCCGAGCGGACGATGCGGTTACGCCAGCCAGGAAGAGCGCCCGAAGCGGTCATAGTGGACCCATCATAGCACTCGTTTTCCTGGGACCACTTTCGGTCGCTTGGAGCGGCCTGTAGTCGCCGTCGAGCACGGCCAGGCAGAGGCCGATGAGCACCTCGGTGCGGGCGTCGTCGGTGTCGGGCCACGGCCAGTAGCCGGCGGCGACCAGCAGCCGCGCCCGCCCCAGAGCGTCGCAGTCGAGCGCCCGGGCAATCCGCTCCGTGACGTCTCGGGACGGGTGTTTGCGACCCGTTTCGAGGTGATGCACATAGCCCGCGTCGATCCGCGCCAGCCGAGCCAGCCCCGTCGTCGAGAGGTGCCCGGCAGGATCCCAGCGCGTGCCGAGCAGATGGCGCTGCACACGCGGCGACCACGTCGTCGCCAACCGCATCCGTCGGAGCAGGGCGCCGAAGGACTCGGTCACGACGCGGCCCGCCGGCGGTTGGCCATGGCGGCCGTCTCGGCGAGCGACCGGAGCTGTGGGTCCTCCACGCAGCCAGGGTCGAACAGGACGCCCGCGTGTGTCCCGACGAATGCCCTGAGATCATCGTCCGTGACGCGGGTCCAGCGCGTGCCGTGCCGCGTCACGCGCAGGTGTCCGTCTCGCATCCAGCGGTCGACGGCGCGGCGCGGCGCACCGAGCGCGGCTTGCACCTCCTGCCGCGAGCGCCAGCCGTCGCGGAGCGAGAGCCCCAGCGTCTTGACCCGCCAGCGGATCGCCTCCAGGCTCAGCGCCATCCCGTCGGCGATGACCTCGGGATGCTCCCCGCGCTCGATGGCAGCGCGGAGGCGCCGATCCATGCCGTGCGTCCAGACGATCGGCGGCCGCCGCTTCACGGCACGATGGCAGGCGCAGGCGCAGCCCAGGCTAGCGCACGGCAGCGTCGTCATCGACGGTCACCCCCGAGAGCCTGAGCGCGAGCCGTGCATGCCGTACGTCAAGCTCCTCGCAGTCGTCAGCCAGCGCCGCCGAGCACTCGCGGCGTGTCGCCCAGCCGTTCTCGATGGCGGGCCAGCGCAGCCACGCGGGCTCGTCATCACCGAAGCAGGCGACGTAGTGCAGTCCGTCGGGATCGAGGTAGATGGCGTCAGGCTCCACCATCGGGGCGCCCCTTCAAGATGCGCTCGACGAGCTTCCACTCAGACGGTCGCCAGACGTAGACCTCCAGGCCGCACTCGCGCAGCGCCACGAGCCACGCAAGCTGGTCATCGGTCAGCCTGGTGCGATCGGACTTGAGCTCCGCGAAGATGCAGCGCGGACGGCGCACGAGCACGAGGTCCGGGAACCCAGCCGCCGAGTGCTTGCTATTCCAGGTGTGGTAAACGCGGTAGCCGAGCAGCTCGGCCAGCTTGATGACCTGCGTTTGCCAGGAGCGCTCGGTTTGCCGTGGCAGCGCATCCAGAAACGTCACGGCTCCCCCTGCTCTCCTGTCTCCTCGCTGGGCAGCGGCGGCCAGGCCGTAGCTCTGTCCCTGGCTGGCGTGCGGTCCCTGCCCTCGATCAGCAGCTTGTCGCCCTGGTAGGAGACCTTCACGTTCATCGGGAGCCGTCCCTCGCGGATGGCCTGCTCCTCGTCTTGCTGGACCTCTCTAGACCTGGCCGAGTGGCCTCGGATGTAGCCGCGACGGTAGACCTGCCACAACATCGCGTCGAGCGGCATCTGGAGCAGCTTACCGACGCCCTCATGCCGCATGCGGAGCAGCTCATCCTCGAACGCGGTTTCGATGCGCTCGTCCTGGATGCTCACAGCGCTGGCCTCCTGAAGCACACGCGCCGCACGGACGTCAGCGAAAACGCCGTCGCTCGGTCCCAGACCGCGACGTCCACCCACGGCATCGGCTCGCCACGGCCAAGCATCCCGCGATCAGCAACACGGTACACCCCGAGCCCCTCAATCGACGCCAGGCTGCCGAGCGCCACGTCCCAGGAGGCCGCGGCGATCGGCTCGGCCGTGAAAATTGATGTTCCGTCAGCCGTGAATGGCCCGTACTCATATCTGGAATACCCAGTGATTTTCGCCTGCCCGCACCACGGCACCTCGGCCGGGCTGAGCAGCGCCAGAGCGCCAGCGAGCAGCAGCGCCGTCATGATGGCTCGCCGTCCAGGATGTCCTCGGCGTCATCACACAGCTCGGGGTCGTTGTGTTCGCGGAGCTCGCAGTCCGCGCAGGTCGTCATGTGCTCGAACAGGCGCACGGTCGGCCCGGTGAGCGTACGACCAGACACGCCGGCATCCGCCCGCAGCTCGTCCAACCAGCGTGTCGCCCGTCGCATCGAGTCCGTCTCTCGGGACACGTCTCGCAGATTCACGAGTCCTCCTCCAGCGCCTGCTCAAGATCCGCGATCAGCGTGGCCGACGTGACGCGCAGCCGTCGGCCGAGCACGACGACCAGGGACCCGTCGGCGAACCGCACGAGCTGGTTGCGCGGTCGGTTGCCACGGATCACGGTCATCCGCTCGCCGCTCGCCCGCAGGACGGGGTCACACGGCTGGCCGACCCAGCGCGGATCGGTCAGCCTGTCGCCGAGGTAGACGTATCGCACGGCTCCTCCAGCGCCGAGCTGAGCTCCGCGATCAGCGCCCGCTGCTCGGCGCACCGCTCGCTCTCGGCGTTCCACGCGCAGTAGCCCAGGTGCTCGTGCGTGACCCGCTGCGCCAGGTGCCCCGAGCGCGTCAGCGTGGCGCTGAGCGCTGCGAGCGTGCGGAGCGCCAGGGGGCGTGGCAGGGTCACTGTGCGACACCCGGGTACTCGCGCGGACGGTTCTTCAGGTTCGGCTTCCAGTAGACCTTGCAGCCGGCCGCCCTCGCCTGATTCGTCAGGTGCTCGATCCATTCCCACGGTGGCTGAAACTCCGGTGTCTGGCTGGATCGGCTCGATCCGCCAATGACGACCCAGTCGAACATCTCCAGCGACGTGAACGTTAGCCGCTCCAGCATCGGCTCACACGAGAGCCACTTCACACCAGCCGTCACGCCACGGAAGGACCGCTCGGCCGTCCCGACCCTGGTCTGACGATCGACGGTCGTGCCGCACCAGGCGTTCTCGGGCCACCGCTGCTCAGCAAGCCGTTGCGGAAACTTCGTCAGGAACAGGTAGTTCCACTCGGGCGAATTGACGACCTCGGTGAAGACGGCGTCGATCCAGTCTTGCGGCACCCACTTCCCGAACAGGTCCGCCATCGAGCAGACGAAGACGTTCTTCTCGCCGATCGTCTCCGGATCGTCGGGGTCGTAGGCGTCGGGCACCGACATCAGACGCGGCGCGTGCAGTCGTCGCGGGCGCAGGACCGGCGCGAACCGCTCGCCCTCGGGGAGATCGGTGTAGTACCGCTGCGCCAGATCACGCGCGTAGCAGTAGTTGCAGCCGTGGTCGCAGCCCGTGACCGGGTTCCACGTCCAGTAGGCCCACTCGACGTTGTCGTTGGTCCGGTTGAACTTCGTAGTGCTCCCGAGCGGCTCGTCGGCGATGATCCGCGCCCGCTCAGGCTCCGGGAGTCGCTCCCACGCAGCGACCGTGTAGTACAGGCCCGTCGTCTCGACGCCGTCGTTATCCGACTCCGGGCGGAGCTCGCGCAGATACGCCTCGACGATATCGCTGACGAGCCGCTCGGTGATCTTGTCGATCGCCGTTCCGACCGCATCGAGCACGCGGCTCCAAGCGACGGGCTGATGCTCGGCCGTCAGTTTCGTCAGCGGGCGGGCCTGGGTCTCCGTTAGCGGCAGAATGTCTCCGATCGGAGACAGCGCTTCCATCACCTCTGTTGCAGCGATGAGACGATAGCAATGGGCGCGGCCGCCGATGCCGGACCAACGCTCTTTCAGATAGACGTCCCACGTGCCGTAGTCGTCCTGGTAGCTCTTGTCGTCGCGAATCGAGCGGAGCTCGGCACCGCTTACCGTGAAGCTCTTCTGGTTCTCCTCGATGATCCGTTCGTGCTCCGCGAGCACATCGCTCGCACTCATCAGAGCTGTAATGGGCACGGCCATCAAACGTCCTCCCCATGAATCGCGGCGTGGCACGGTCGGCAGACCGCCAACAGGTTCTCCTCGATGTCGAAGGTGCCCCACGGCGGGTAGCTGACGTGGTGCACCTGGGTCACCCGCTCGACGCCGCATCGCTCGCAGATGCCGTGGCATCGGGCGACGGCATCGGCCCTGACTGCTCGGTAGCGCGGATGTCGGAGATATTCACGATAGGTCTGGTACGGCGCAGGGGCGCCAGATCGAAAAGGGGGGACTGGTAATACTCGGCCGGCAGCAGGTCGAGCTTCCGTAGGATCGCCTCCCCCTCGGGCGATGCGATGTCGAAGAATCCGAGCTTCTTCAGTCGCGGGGCGTCCTTGTAGTCCGTGAACAGGAACATGGTCCACTGATTCGGGCCGACCGGCCGCCGCACGAAGATGTACCGCTTCGGGATCTGGGCGAGGTCTTCGTGCAGGAACCGTCCCGGCTTGCCGACGCTCCGTATCCGCTTCCAGTTCATCGCGCCGAGATTCAGGAGGAAGTCCACCTTCGGGAACCGTTTCGCGATGGCACGCAGCGCGTCGAGGGCCAGATCGTCGCGGCCGTTGGGATCGGAGAATGCGAGGCCGTATGCTTGTCGGGTGATGCCCCTCACGCCGGTGCGGATCAGATCCGGGACCGTCACGGCATGATCTCCGGGGACGACCGTCACACGGTCGCCCCAGTCCGGCGCGATGGTCAGGCGCAACGCGTCGCAGGACATCAGGTTCTTCTCGTGGAACCACGCACGAAACGGCTCACCGGACACGCGAGCCTCTCGGAGGCTAATGAGCGGGCTCCCCATCTCGCCGTTGACCATGCCGGGACCGGCATTCAAGTCCCAGTACAGGAACTCGGGATGTGCCCACGGTGCACCTCGGAATTTCGGTCCGGCAGTGAGGTCTATCCAGGTGCCGATGATGTAGCCGAGATCGTGATGCTTGACCGGCGTCACCGTGCTGTAGCCCGCCCCTCGGTCCTTCGGCATTGGACATCCCCTCCCTGTCACCCCGTCACAATCACAGCCTTGGCGCCGGCCGCGTCGCCAGCGTTGACCAGCGCAGCGCGCACGGTCCCGACGAACCTGGATGCGTCGACCCACGGCGGCGCTCTGAGCCGGAGCCTGCCGTCGGCTTCGCGACCGAGCAGCTCCAGCGCCTCGATGCGCTCGCGGTTGGCCGGGTGCATGCCGTCGGCGACCTGCTCGCGAGCCGTCGCCCAGAGCTTCACGTCGTCCGCCGTCGGCGGGGCAATCGCCCCCTCCGCTGGCGGAGGGGGTTGGGGGGTAGTGGTAGCGGCCGGGACCGGGTTATTAACCGGGACCGGGACCGGGTACGGGGCGTCCGGACTCACGCCGTTACTACCGGCGTTACTACCGGCGTTACTACCGGCGTGACGCTCGCGGAATGTCGCGGCCCGTTTGGCGTTGCGCTCGCG